GGGAGAAACAGCTATCAAAGCCTCTTTATAAGAAACTTTGTTGTCCTTCATATATTTTACGGCTTTGACGTGGGTCGCCTGTCCTTCCTCATCGGAAGCCGGCACGCCCGTTTCAGAATTCTCCTCTGTGTTCATATCAACAACCTGTTTGCTAAGGATGTCGGTTATGATGTCAGCGGAAGATTTTTCGTCATCACCTATTTTATACATCTTAACTTCTGTCGCGCTTTTCAAATCAAAAAGCAGTGTCGTTATCGCATCTTTACTCGCGGGCAGTATGTGCTTATTTTCTATAAGCTCTTTCACCGTAGCGTCAACTTCGGCTTTTGTGTCCGCTTCTTTCTTTGCCGCGGCTTCCTCTTCCAGCTTTGTTTTTTCCGCAAGGGCTTCATCCGCTTTCTTTTTTTCATCAGCGGCGGCCTGTTCGGCTTCCTGTTTTGCTTTTTCCGCCTCGGCTTTCGCCTTATCCGCCTCGGCTTTTTCAAGCTCCAACTTCTCAACCTTCTTTTCCAGTTCTTTGATTTCTGGCATTTCATTTGCCTCCTTTATCCTATTTCCGTCTATATCAAATTCATATTCCTGAAATTTTGAATTTGATTTATACGGCTCCACATTATACAACGCCACTATATCCTCTAAACTCCCCACCGCCGGAGTATCTCCTCCTAAGAAACTCACAGCCTTCAATAAGTGTTTATACACTTTTCCACAAACCGGGATATTCCAGAAAATTTCAGACGAAATTCTCCGGTATGCCCCCGCATTAACAAGGTCATATATAACTTTCGGGACTTTTGTAAAATCCGCAATAAGTTTTTTCCCTTTTTTTCTTAAATTTTCAATCCATCCCAACGCCGGAAGCCCGCTCTTTTGAGCAAGTTTCTGTTTTTCGTCGTGCCCTAATTTGATATACGGTTTTATTTCGGACTTAGTCGCGTAAAAATCATTTACTAAATTTTCAATATCCTGCTCGGTGTATTCGTGGCCTTTTGGACTGCCCGCCGCAAATATCTCAACCCCTTTTATGTCATAGGTTTTGGGCAATTGATTTTTATCGCTTTCTTGTTTAACCCAAGCATTCCCCTCTTTTTTATAAAGCTTTTTCCACTGTGTCCACGCAACGGCCATAGGATTTTCAGCAGTCCCCGCTTTTTTTATAGCGTCATAAATACTGGCCAATTTGTTTATTTGTGATATCGTCAACGCAATCCCTTCGGCTGTCGTCGGGAATCCCGCTTTTTTCGCACCTTCTATATTTGGATATGGCATTTCATCTCCTCCTTAATATTTCTCTATAACTTTGACCGTGCTTGTTGATATTCCCGCAGCACCGAGTCCATAAATTGCGCCATTATAGCACTGCACGTTATCTTTATATGTATCCTGTCCGCCGCCGGCTCCTTCCGCCGCAAGTATCCATAAACCACTTGACGAAACCGCCGCATATGTCGCAATCGCAACCTCGTAAGAACCTGCCGACTGATTTTGAATTAAGAACGCTTTTCGCGACGCTCTTGTTGATAAAATTTGAGTAGCAACTGATGAGGACAATACGACAGATGTTATATTCATATTCGCCGAAGGCATAATATAGACATTCCTTGACGGCCCCTGCGCACAAATATCCCCACACATAAATAATACAGTGAGTAACAATAAACTTATTTTCTTATACATCATATCCCCCTATTTCTCCGGCGACAATAACCCGCCGCCTAACTTTTTCAACTTCTCTGAATTAAAATCACCCTTTGGATTAACTGCATAATCCTCAAATTTTGTTATCGGTACGAGAATACTCCGACAATTAAAATGAGCCGGCGGTTTTAACCAGTCCGATAATTCGCCTATCTTAAATATCTTCCCGTCCATATGTCTGCATATATTTGATGTCCGGCTGTCAAGAATCGCGCTCCATTGATAAGCCTCAACTATCTGCTTCGCAAGCGGGTCGGTTTCCCAGTATCTTTTCCGCGCCTCATTATAAATTTCCGTCGTTTTTGTCCGCGCAACGATCTGCACCCACGTTTCTGACGTTGACAAAAGCTCCTCTCTGATTATTTTCAGTATTCCTGCCTCGCTTATTCCGTCTTTCATTCCCTGTATCACCATATTTTTAGCTTTCTTTGTCACTTCAAAAGCATAATCCCCGACAGTTTTGAAGGCCTCGACTTTCAGTAATTCAAGAAATTCCTCCGGCAGCATTTCAATTTCAAACTTCTTAACGTCACCTTGCGGGAATATCTCTTTTTTCGCTTCCGCAAGAGACTCCGTAAACAAATTAACATAGTAATTTTTCAGAGTAGTGTTCATTTGCCGAAGATTTTTAGCTTGTAATTTTTCTATTTTAGCAGGCTTGAATTTACGCAAAAAACCGCCGTCCCTTACTTGGCTGACTAAACCGCTTTGAATAAGAGCTGTATCCGTTTTCAGCTCTCTTTCTATTGTGCGTTCTCCCCTATCAAAGGTATTTTCTACCCGTTCAAAATCAACCTTCTTTTCATACTTTGTAAGCTCGCGAAAATACCCCATTGAAAAAGTATCTTCCTCAATTTCGGTCTTATCTTTCTTTTTTTCCGGCCTTACAATTTTTTCGCTCCGTTTTTGCTCCGGAAAGCCTATAATAGTTTTGAAAAACTCTATATCTTCATCAGTGGGAACGTATCCGCCTGCTTTGACAAACTCAACCCATAGCGACAAATAATCCTCAATATCGCCGTGTGAATACGGCACAAAATCAAATTTACAATCTATGTCCCCGAAGTTTGCCAACACAAGAGGCCTTACTAATTTCATCGTCACTTTTCGCGCCAAACTCTCGCGGTCTTTTTTTATACTGCCGAGAAAAACCTTGAATTGCTCTCGCCCTAATGCCTGCGAACCCCGCTCCTTGTTTGATGAGCCTCCGCTTATCCCCATAAGGTCAGGTACTAAAATACTTCGTGCTATTTGCATATTATAATAGTCCAGCCCTTTGAGATATATGCCGCCCGCGTCCCGTTCCAACTGCATAAAATCAAGCTCCGTATCTTCCGGGATTGCCATTGTTGTCGCGTTCTGAATTGATTTTATAGTTTTATAAAATTCGCCAACCTCACCGGGTGAATAATTTTTCGGATATTTCCCGACAATAGTCCCCGAAGCAAACCGCTCAACGTAAATAGCAAAGAACCGTAAAAAGAACCTCTTGGCCTTCCACGCCACATAAGCCGCGCGCAAATCTGATTTTCCATAGGGATTGCCGAACTGCATTTGATAAACGTGATGTAAAAATGTAGACGGCTTGAACCCGACTTCACCTTTTGTGGATGTTGATTGTAATATCTCAACCACATTCCCCTGTAAATCCATATCAAATTTGAATGAATGCGGCGCGCGGGTTTTTAGAAATGAATAATGATATTTTCCGTCTTTGCCGATATTATAAACCGGCTCCGTAATTGAAAAACCATAATCATACGATGATAACATATCGCGAAGGACATCGTCAAAGCCGGAGTCCAGCCCGGACATCTCATTTATGTGATTAAAATCATCAGTTACAAATTCATTAGCTTCGTCGCTATCCCCTGTTATTTTCCAGCCCGTATTTACAACCATATCTTTTTTTATTGACAACGCGCTTTTAACTTGGTCGTCATCAATCATTTCGTCATAAATATTGTAATTATTTCCGCTGCATAACGGGTCGGGATTCCACGGGAAATTATAAGCTAACGCCCACATGGGCGACTTTAATTCTGTTTCGGCCTTAGATTTACTGCCAATAAATGGAATCCGGGCGGTAGTTTTTCGCTCATATTTCTGTCTCCCTGCTGTCACCAAGTAAAACCCCCTTAATACCCGATTCCTTCTTCACTAAATGCTTATTCGCCATATAAAGCTGAAAGGCAATACCGCTCGCAATAATGTCGTCATCGTGCTTGCCTTCCTCTGCCTCATATTTACCATTGTTGTTTATGAAGGTCAATCCCTCTTGAAGCAGGTAAATATCATATATTGCAACTTCCGGCAAGAATTTATCAACATCAATATTGTCATCTTCCTCGACAGCATACTTCAAATCAATTAAAAGTAGAGTCCTTGAAACTTTATCTGTATGCCAACCTAATTTAACCTCTGTTTTACCCGTAGATGTTCCTTTTTTTAATCGTGTCGGTTTTTTACGTTTATACAAATTCCTGTATCTGCAAATCTCATCCAGCCCCAGAAGTACCGCGTGCCCTGTATTGTTGTCTTCCACTCCGAGCAATGCGTAGTTATACGCTCGCCCCCATTTATCGCATTCCTTGTAAAAAGTCTTTATGCCGCAACGCGCCCTGTAAACAAACGCCTCTCTGCGTTGTGTGACGTTAATTATCTTAAGCACACAATAATCATCAACGCCTTCCGATGTATCCGCTCCGGCCACAAATAAGTCCGTTTTATTCGGCGGCTCAAAACAAACATAGTCATCACCGATTTCGTGGTATTTTTCTTCTTTATGCCATTCTTTGGCCTCTTTTAATAGAGCAAGCCATTTCAGCCCATTGAAATAATGCTGTCCGGACGTGATAAAAGCGTCTTCTTCTGTCTCCGGGTATTCCTGCGGAAAGGTAGTTTTTAATGACCTCTTTTTCTGCCGCCGGAATAACACCTGCTCCGGCTCTAATATCAAATTATGCTCTGTTTTCATTAGCTTTTGAAGTTTTTTTTCTTCGGAGTTAAGTGTTCGCATAATATATTTAGGGTCTTGTTCTTTAAGCGGTAATCTATATTCGTCCTGAATAAACCACGGGAAAAATCTCGCGGTATATTCATTATCGTCGGTCTTCGCGTCCTGATAGGTTAGATAGCCGTCATTCCCTACGCCATTGCCGGTACTCTCGCCGCTTATATTCGTAATGGGTGACGTTGCCCCCATACTGGCGTGTATTTCGTCATCTCTGCAAAAACACCACTCACTAACGTGTAAATTATGAAGCCCCACCGAACGGACATTTAACGATATAAAAATTTTGCCGTTTATTTCGGGAAAGGTTAAGGCTTTCGCGGATTCCTCTCCAAGCACGGGCTTGATATTATCCGGCAAATACTGGAATGCCAATTTTATAATATCCCACAAATAAGTGAGGCTTTCCCACTTGTGAGCCAGAATCCCCGTAGTCACATTATGGTGGAATATTGTGTCATCAAGATAATATAACAGCCAGAATGTGCTAACACCGGATTGACGGTATTTAAGCGTAAAATGCCGGATAGGCCTCTGTTTTATTATATCGTCAGCAATAGTCTGCTGAACACCGTTAAACTTCATATTAACGATGTGTTTGTATTTGTCTTTTATTTTATAGAGATGTTGCAACCGCCAAAATCTATCTTCAATCTTTGCGACATTTTTGTCTTTCATTCTTTCGCCAAGCGCACCCTATTTGTTTTGCGGTCTCTTTTATGTCGTTATCCCATTCAATTCTGAATATATCCCCGTGGATTTCGTTCCAGATAACTCTTAAATCCTTAGCAAGCGTTTTGCCTTCTGGTATTTTACCAAACGCCCATTCTATACACGGTCTATACTGATTGATTTTAAGACTCGCCTTTTTTAAGCCGACGGCGAAATCATCTTTGAACGCCATTATTCGCCTTCCGCCTTTTCAACAATATCAACAATTTCGGTATGTACGTTATGTTTTACTTTTGCGTCCACTTCTAATTTTTGCTTCGGGCCGAACTCTGCTGATTTTTTACGCTCAAGATATTTAAGAGCAAACTCTGGGTTGTCTTTCACTCCCTTTGTGACCGCCTCACGAGCCGTCAATACGGGTTTACTTCTCAATGCTTCTAATCTGTCACTTAACTTTTTATCTTCTTTTATCCATCTATAATAAGTCTGTCTACTAATATCGGCATGAAAACACATTTCAGAAACGGTGCAATCAATAGAAGCGGCATACTCTAATTTAGTTACAATCTTTTCGTTAATTTTAGGCTTTCTACCAGCTTTACTTTTTGACTTTTTCATTTTCTTTGCTCTCCATAGCCGGGTCATTCAAATTTATCTTCGGAGCGGCTTTCTTAAATAACTGTTCCTTTACTTCCGCCTCTGCCCTTTCATCCCAAGTCGGCATTTGACAGGCGCTATGTCCCATCCAGTTTATACATTCCGTCCACTTCTGCGGATTTATCTGCATTGCTTTTGAAAAGGCCCGCATAGCTTCGGGATATTTGCCAAGTCTGTCAAAGCACCAGCCCACATAAACAAACATATCTTCGTTCGGAGCAATAGAAATAGCTTTATCAAGCAATTTTAACGCTTCTTCATATTTCGTATTCTGATAACACCACACCGCATAAGCAGTAATAATTTTAACACTTTCGCTTAACTCTGTTTTCATAACTTCGGTAAGTTCGTGTTGCTGTCTTTCGGGGTCTTTTTTTATTACGTCAAATATAAAGTTAAGATGTACCTCCGGGAAATTATACCAGATGTTTTTTGCTTCTTTGTATTTTTTCTGGTGGAATAAATCAATAGCGCTTTTTATCTTGTCTATCTTTTTGTTTATTTCTTTCCAGTCCTCTTTAACTATTGTTGCCCTATTGAATTCTTCATTCCAATTATTTTCTTTACTGGCTTTTTTTAATAGATAAGTCTGCCCCAAAGTTTGGTAATCCTCTTTTATAACCTTAAATCCGCATTTCGCGAATAGATTATGCGCCGATTTTCGGGAAAAACAATTGATGTGATTCTTATGGAAGTAATTATCTATCGTTAATTTGCCAATCTGCGCAAGATTATGCAACTCAAAAAACCACTCCGGGACTGAAACCATAACCACTCCGCCATCTTGTAGCAATGCCGAAACTTCGTTAAGTTTTTCCTCCGGTGCTATCAAATGCTCAAGAGTATGATAAAATACCACGATGTCATATTTATGTTTTGTTTCAAGTTTTTCGGTTAAAGGCACGCCATAATAATGCTCTGAAAATCGCCGGTATCCTTTTGTTAGTTCACAGCCTGTCGCTTTATGCCCTATCCTGCGAAACCAATCGCATAAATAACCTGTGGCCGCCCCGTAATCCGCGCATATAAGATTTTTTTTGTCTTTCAGCCATTCGCTTAAAAACATTTTAATATAATTAAGTTTTCGCGTTGTGGTGATGATATTGCCGGAGTTCGGCTCATTTCTGTAATTATTCCGGTAAAATTCCTTTATTTTTTCTTCCTCTCCTTCCTCAATTTTGAATGATACAAACCCGCAACCTTTACATATCCCCACTTCTTTGCGTGGATTCAGGTCTTTTCTCCAGTGCCAATCAGTTCCTTCACATATCGCGCATTTCATCTTTAATCCTCCTAATTATTTCTTCCTTGCTTATTTTCTTCGGCTTTCCTTTTAATATATAATACAAAGAAATTCCCCACAACCACGGCAAACACATTATTGCTATAAATACAGATGTTACAAAATTAAAAAAACTTTGTATCATTTAACTGCCTCAACCATAATCTTAAATTCGTCCGGCGTCGCGCTGTGAATGTGGTCTCTAAACTTACTTTTCTTTTTCAATACCGGAAGTGTGAAATGTTTTTCTACGGCTACCGCGCCGAAATCATTAACCGCGGAAATACAAGCGGATATTCCTATGGTGTGATCTGAATACCCCACGTTTTTGAACATCGCACGGAGCGACTTAAATCTATAAAAACGTGAATTGTATGTCGGATATTCCGGTACAGTATGTAATATCGTTGACCGCAAACTAAAATCAAGTATCATACTACCATACCACGGCACTGAAACGAAAGTATTTTCACTATTATATTTTTTGATGTTTTTTATTGAGAATTGTCTCGCCGGGATTTTATGATATTTCTCTAATTTTCTAAGCTCCTCAAAACCTTTGCCCCATATTGAGAAAAAAACCGGAATGCCTATATCTTCACCAATCTTAAATAACTTTTTGTATTCTGTCAAAGTTAAGGTAAGTTTTTTATAAAAGGGAATTTGCTCTTTTGTTCTTGCGAAGCCCTCTGCTGTGCCGGCTTGGAATTTTACTAAATCCGCGCCGCTTTCTTTCGCCGCATATATCAACTCGCAAGCTATATCAAAATTACCTTCGTGATTATTTCCGCACTCCGCAATCATAATAGGCGATTGTATTATGTTATTGCTCCACGTAACTGTAATATTATCTGTGTCAATCCAGTCCATCTATCCCTCTTGACGTATTTGTCATCTTGAAAAGCTCGTCCCAGCTTAAACCTAATGCCCGTTGAATTTTTTCCCGTTTTTCCGGACGCGGACTTTTCTGCCCCGAAAGCAGCATAGATAAATACCCTCGCGAAATTTCCATTCGGTCGGCAAGCCACGTTAAATCTTTATTTTTTTTCGCTATTTTTATTTTTATATTATCGGCGTTGAGATAAATTCTTATGCCAAGCCGCGGGGCTTGACCCATATTGCTATTTCCTATTTTTCTTTTAATCATCTTAATAACTGCCCTTTAATATCGTTAATTCCGTTTTGTTTTTCGCTAATTTTACTATACGATTTTCACTGGCCGCAGGATACTGCGCTTTTATTTTTCTTTTATATTCCTCCATAATCGGGGGGCGGCAATACCGCTCAATCATCATCGTTATTTCAATCAACCTCATTTGAACGCCGAACAATAACATTTTTTTATGTTGTGCTATGGATTTTTGAATATCATACCGCCAATCCATATTGCCTCTTACGCTTTGCCCTCTCATATGAAGCATTACTTCCGCATCGGACATCGCGGCTATTTGTAAAACCGCCTTCATTGAATATACAAAACCCTTGCTCACGGCTTACACCTTTCCCTTTCTTCCGTGTTATTATGGCTCATACTCTCGCTATGAACACGATACTGCCATAATGCCCTGTATGCCCTGCCGTAATAAGCAATCTTGAATCGGTCTTTTATGCGGGTATAAAGCTCTAATCCGTCCCAGTGTCTAATTCCTTCCTTGAACCGGATTTCGTTCAAGAATCGCCTATTTACAAGCGCGCAACCAATATGATGTTTTATTTTTGCGGATACATTATAATTTATAATATCACCATTTTCGTCAATTTCATTATAATCATTATAACAAATTACCGCGCCCGTATTTTCTAATTCTATTTTCGCCAAGTGAATATTTGCTCCTGTGCAAATATCGTCTGCGTCAACACGCATAATATATTTTCCTCTTGCTGCTGAAACAGCGATATTTGAAGATGAGGCAAGTCCCTTATTTTCGTCATTAACTATTATTTTTATTTTCTTTTCAGTTTTGTATTTAAGAATCTTCTGTAAAGTATCGTCAGTGGAGCCGTCATCTACTATAATATATTCGTCGGGTTCTGAATCTAACACAGATTTTATTGTTTCTTCTATCCATCGGGAGCCGTTTTTAACGCAAGTATAAACCGTGATTTCCGGCAATTTATTATATTCTAAAATATCCTGATTGTTGTCTAAATATTCGCAAATTTTACCAAGGCAAGCGTCCACCCCGACTTGACGGAATATGTTTTCAAGTACTACATAATCCTCGTAATAGTCCAGTGTCAGCCGATAAGGACGCTCTATTCGCGGGCGTGGTTTCATTGTAACTATTGAGGGATTCGGCAACCCCGCCCCTTTGACATAATACGATATATCTTCAACATGTTTTGTAGAATTTGCCGCGGCGTGTAAAAGATTTCTCATAGTAATAACCTCAACTCCGGCTCCGTCAACTATCGTGGGAGTTATCCCATATCCAGCGTTTTGCTGTGCCACATATGATAATAACAAATCAACAGTATCTGCGTCTATTAAAATATCATCGTGGGTTATCCTGATTATGTATTTAGGATATACACCAATTATTTTTGTTACCATAGCCATCCTATGTAAAGGACTTTCAAAACCGGACACTACTCTAACATTAAGTTTCTTCCCTATTTTTTCATATAAATAAAAATCATCAACACTAATTCCGTAAGGTATAGCCAACACTACCGGAATATCCAAAGGTTTTAATTTATCAAAAATATGTTCCAGTACCATTTTTCCGCCAATTTTCATAAAGCATTTTCGCGGGAGCCGTCGGGAGTTCGGCGTTGAACAAATTATAATTACTGCGTTATTATTCATTGTTTTACGTTTTCCTTTTCCGGCATATCATACGCGAGAAAAGAAGTGCAATTCTTACAAGAGTCCGACGGCATTATATTTCTTTTCAATTTCTCGCGAATATCCTCCAGCTTTTTTGACCGCCATATTTCAATTATGGAATTATCTTTTATGTTTCCCAGCAACATATTTTTATTATAATCCACACAACAGGGAAAAATATTCAAGTCCGTATCTACAATAAGCCGTTGTGACGGATAACCGCAATAAGTCCGGGAAATTTTATTCACTGTTTTTTCGTGATTTTCGCTTGAGGTATTTCTGTTAAAAACATAATGTTCTGAAAATTTTATACAATCGTATAAACCTAAATTTTGATATATATCTTTTTCAAAATCTTCGTGTTTGTTTTCTTCGGTTATGACCCGCCTTACCACAATATTCTTATGTCCCATTGCGGCTAATTCTTTTATGTTTCTAATCACCTTTTCCAAGTCTCCGCCTCGCCGCATTTTTTTATATGTCGCCGGATTAAAACTGTCCACACTGAACATTACTTTTGTGGCAAACATAAGCCCTTTGTTTATTTCAGATTTATAATTTCCGTTTGTGTTTATCAACAAATCGTAGCAACCAAGCTTACTCGCCGCCTCCATTGTTTCGTTAAAGAGCGGGTGAAGTGTCGGCTCGCCCATCCAATTAAATTTTATTGCCGGAATACCTTCTTTTTTTATTTCTTTAAATATCTGGCTAATCCAGTAAACCGGAAAAAAATCATTTTTATTTTTCTTAGTTTTCGGGTCAGATAAAAAACAAAAAGGACATCGTAAATTACACACCGACGAAAGTTCTATATCTATATTAAGCGGAATTGCCGGGGTTTTTGTAAACGCCCCGTCCCACGCCTCACGGTAAGATTCATAACTTTTGAAATATCCCATAATTAAATATTAGCATAGACAACAACTGTTGTCAAGTTTTTTCTCCATTTTATCTTTATTTTACTTTTTGATATTTTCAAGCGCCTAAACTCCCTTCACCATAAAAAGCGTCGTGCGACAACTTCCGCCCGATACGTTCCTCCGCATTTTTCCGCGTCTGCTTGATTTCCGCAAACATCCCATAGATTTTCTTTTCATAAGATTTTATGGCTTCCGCATAATCGCCCTCATTGTTTATCATAAAATATCCCCGATTGCTACTGCCAACCGCAAGTCCTTCGTGCTTCAATTCTGTGACGATTGCCCGGAGACTTCTATCGTCTATTTCGGCGTTTTCAAATGTCGCGCGAATATCTTCAAGAAATAATATTTCCCGGTCTAACACCCGGCCGTGAACAATATTCCAGAGGACGTGACGATTTATGCTTTCGCCGGGGCGGAGCTTTTCCAACACTTCGCGGATTGTGTTCTTTACAGCCCTTCGTGCGTTATCTGTCATATTCCCTCCCTCACACCAGCTCAATCTCAATCGGATATAGTGCCTCAACCTGTTTTTTTTTCAACTTAAACATCGCTGTTTCCATACCCTTAACATCAACAAAATGAACCGTCCCGTTATTGTGAAATTCCAAAAAATCAACACGATATTTTACCTTGCCCGGCAAATCTATTGACACTTGACGCAAGAAAAACACTATTTCGCCGTCTTGTTTCCGTAGTTTAAGATTGACGTAATATTTCGCCTCTTTTTTGCTATCAAATTTTATGCTGTCAACCTCTGTCTTTATTGCATTAAATTTATGCCTATGAAATCTCACTCCACCCCCTTTAAGTCCCGCAAATACGCCTCAAATATATCTGCCTGCATATCCGATATTTCGCCGAAACTCGGATGTTTAATATGGTCAAGTTTACACAACGGTTTTTTATTAAACGGCGATTCTAAAAATAGAGGCCACCGCTTACGATTCGCTTTTGTGTTATGTTTTCCGGCGTGATGAGCCTCCGTTGCAATATTCGTACACCCCGGATAAGCGCACCGGCCCCCATACATATTCATTACCATTTCTCTCATTTCAGACTTTGTCATTAATTCCTTACCTTCCAAAATTTGGACGTAAGTAATTTTACTTGAGTGTTCAAATCCCGGATATTCTGCTTGCCTTTGCTCAAAGATATTTCAAGCTCTTTTTTCTCGGTTTGTAGTTTTATTATTTGCAACTGCAGGCCAAGAAATTTCTGCTCTATTATAGAAGTATAATTTTGAGCTATGCCAAGTTCCTTCATTTTCTCCACCCGTATGTTTTCTATTTCTTCGGGCAACATCTTATCCAGTTTTTCCAAATCCTCGGTTTTACTTAAATCTAAATCCATTATTCCCCCGTTTCGTCAAATTCAGGCGGAATTTCCTGCGGGACTTGACTTGTTTTATTGTAAATCTCAAACTTCCTATGCCAGAAATAGCCGCCGACTTTATACTGCCCGAGCTTTGCTTTCGCACCACATTCTCCACATACCACATTCACATAGATGTTACCCTCTTTGTCTTTGTTTGATGTAAGAAATGTCTTGAGTTTCCCGCATAAAGAACACTTTTTCGGATAATTCGCAAGCACAATCGCCTTATGGAGTGTTTCCATTTCCTTCTGCTCATCAATCAACAACGTCAACCTGTCATTTACTCTTACCGTCGCTTTCATCTTTTTCCTCCTTGTTCAATACCAAAAATGACGGAAAATCAAGCAATTTTGGGGCGGCCAGCTTATTTTTTCTGTCCCATACACTCGCCGTATGCCGATAATCCGCATAATCTACCTTCATTTCCTCATTCGTTATCTTTACTACTGTCAACCCTGCTATTCCCGTTCGGGTCTTGCTCCCTGTGTGTATTATCAACGCCCCCTTAAACTCATTACGCAGTTCGCTCCGCTCTTTGAACATCTCTCCGTATGACGCTAACTGCATCCGGGCTTCGTCATAAAGATTTCCGGTCTTATAATCACAAATATATACACCTTTTTCCAATATAAGCGGTTTTTGGTTTATGCCCTCTATTTCGCAATCCTCGCGTATTTTGAAAATAAGGTCTATTGTCCCAGCTTCACGGTTTTTTACGCTGTAAACGATGATTTCAGCCCCTATAATCAAAGGATTGACCTTTTCAAAGAATTTCTGTATTTTCCACACATCAAGCATTTCGTCCTGCCTTTCAAGAAGATATAAGTCGTGATACTTCTTTTTCAGCTTGAATAATTCCTCACCGTCATAATTCGGGTGCTGCAACGGCTGATAAATAACACATCCCCCCATTGCCATTATTTGAGCGGCGTGGTGTATTCTGCTCCCCCTGTCAGCGGCGTCATTCATTCTTTTCTTTGCCTCTCTCTCCCCAAGTGACGCATACCACCGCCGAAGCCCCGGCTTGTCAATTATGGAAAGTTTTGTCGTGGTGGAAGGATAGTAATCCACTTTATCGTCGGGAAAATAGATTTTATAAAAGTGTTCATCGAACCATTCGCATAACTTTATTTTTGGCTCATTCATCGTCGCCCCCTTTACTTGGACGTATTATCACGTCATAGTCAGCGCCTAAAAAATGAAGTCGCGCGAATATCCCGCCCGCAAGATAATGCAACTTCTTCATGGAGTCAATACCGAGCATAGATATAATCTCGTGCATAAACTTATAGCAATCCGTCGTTGGTAGTTTCATTCCACCCCCAAAATTGAAGACCCCCGAAGATAGCGACGCACCTGTAACTATCCCGGGGGCTTCTTCGTTTTGCTTTGATGTGCGTCTTTTTATATTGTTCATTCTGATATTATCCTACTAAATATCCGCCTGTAAGTCAAGAGGGAATTTGTCGTCGGGAATTTCAAAATAACTTCCCCTGATTATTTTCAGCGATAAATCTTTTCTCTAAATCTTCTACTGACCAATCTGACTTAAATTTACGATAGCTTAATTTATCTAATCGTTTCAGTTCTTTCCATAATTTTGGAAATTCATTATACAATGTTTTTAATTCTCCAATCCTTTGAAGTGGGCAACACCAACAAGATACTCGTCTGAATTTTTCATAAAGTCCGTTCCAGTCAAAGCCCCTGTCGTAGCAGTATTCCAAAGCTCGTCTTTCAGATATACCCCATTCATTTAATGGGAATTTATAATGTATTTTTTTGTTTTCTTTTCTTCTCAATCTTTCCTGTTCGTCAGTAGCTATACCTAAATATAAAATATGTTCCGCATTTTTTAGATATTTATTAAATGGTTTAACTTTTAACATAGAAGTACACCATCTAAAAATATGTCCCGTCCAACCATATCCCCTTTTCCCTTTATGTTTACCTTTTACTTTTTTTACATAATTCAAGTAGTACTCAAATGAATGTTCAGCTTTTACTGTCATTATTTTTCTGCCAATATATTTCTCAACCTTATTTATATGTTTATACATCGCCGGAAATTCCATTCCCGTATCGCAAAAGATTATTTCATCTATCTGCATATTTTTTTCAATCATCATCAATAGCATTGCCGTGCTATCTTTACCGCCGGAAAAACTTACAATATATTTCATTTCGCCTTCCTCCGCAACCTCGCCAACTTCAACCTCACGCTGTCGCACTTAGTCCGCACCGAACACCGGCGTTGCGGGTCGCGGCATACCAAACGGTCACGGTCAAACCGGCGGCAGTCCCGTATCTGTGCGCCTGCTTTTCGCAATAG